GGTATAGTAGGGATAGCACCCCCTGGCTTCCAGCATTAACCAGTGCCCCGGGTCTTCCAATTTTTCACAGTTGACGTAAGCGTGGCAATGTGATAAAATGGTAGTGTAAGAAAGGGGTGAAAGTGTATGGACGAAATCGTTCAGCTTATTTCAAACGTGGGCTTTCCTATTGCTTGTTGTCTTATCATGTTTTTCTATGTCAACAAATCTGCGGAATACCACAAGGAAGAGATTAGCAATCTGGCGAAGGAATATAAGGCAGAGATTTCCGAGCTTTCTACTGCTATCAATAATAATACTTCTGTCATGCAGTCTCTTATCAACACGCTCACGATTAAATGACTGAGCAAGAGCTGAGAACGTCAGTTTACAATTTCGCTCAATCGTGCATCGGCCTTAATGAATACGACGGCAGTTATAGAAAAATAATTGACGCCTATAATAGCTACCAAACAGATGTAGGAGGCCCGACCGTTACTTACGCTTCACCGTGGTGTGCAGTGTTCGTTTCATACGTCGGCATTGCTTTAGGCTTAACGGAGATTATTTTTCCGACAGCCTCTTGCCCTTACATGGTAACGCTATATCAGAACGTTAACCGATGGGAAGAAAACGACGCTTACGTTCCTCAGATGGGGGACATTATTCAATACGATTGGGACGACTCTGGTTCTGGTGACAATCAGGGGCAGCCAGACCACTGCGGTATAGTTGGCGTTGTAGACGGAAACTCGTTTACAGTAATTGAGGGCAACAACGGCGATTCCGTTAAGCTAATGGAACGCACAGTAGACCAGAAGTCTATTCGCGGCTACTGTTTGCCCGATTACGCAAGTATGGCCTCTGAGGGATTAGAGTGGGTAGCTTACTACACTAACGAGCTTGGCAAAATGACAGCAGATGCAATGCGAAACAATGCGCGCATCATCTGGAATTATTTTGGCGCTCTAGGTTGGTCAGTCAATGCTGTTGCCGGTATGCTTGGCAATATGCAGCATGAGTCACAGCTTAACCCAGCACAAACAGAATTCGGCTTTGCGCTTGGTAATCCAAAGGCCGGCTACGGTCTTGTCCAATGGACGCCCCGCACGAAGTTCAGCGATTGGGCCGGTGATGGGTGGGACGACCCGGCATTATGCGGCGATATGGAATTAAACCGAATCAAATTTGAATATGATACGAATTACCAGTTTGGTGATAATCCATATTTTCCGTCGTATACATATACGTGGCAAACGTTCATTCATTCAACTGATTCTCCCGCTACTCTTGCCGATGCTTGGTTTGTCCAGTACGAGCGCCCTGATGTTGCATCGTGGAACGAAACCAGAGGAATTCGCATGACTTATGCCGACAAATGGTATACCTATCTAACAAATCTTCCAGCCCCACAGCCCGTTCCCAAAAAGTCAAAGTCAATGCCATTATGGATGATGATAAATCCATACGCTCGATTCTATTAAGGAGGAATTTTAATGTGCTAACCCGTGAACAGTTTCAGACCATTATCGGTAAGTATGCCACTGCCGACGATGAAGATACGCTCAAAGACGTTTCTGACCTTATGACTACGTTCGACGAAATGTCTAACCCGCAGTTGCAGCAGGAGCGTGACGAATACAAAGAAAAGTATGAGAACGTGGTGAAGGAATACAAAGACCGTTTTCTCACCCCGAATTCTCCGGCAGACCCCAAACTCCCGGAAGATGAACCCGATGAAGATGAATCTCCGGAAAAATATGACGACTTGTTTTCTTGAAAGGAGTAAATGCTTATGCCTGTTAAGCCTAAGATTAGGACGCTCACCACGTCCGCAGCGGATATTCTGAATGTTATCCGTAACAACGCTTCGGTCGATTACCGAAATTATGTCCCCAAAGCTGACGCAAACGATGTTGAATCCGTTCGCACGATTGGCGCGATTATCATGGATTACCCGGCGCTCCAGAACGAATTCCTGAACGCTCTGGTTAACCGCATCGGCCGCGTTATGCTCACGTCGAAGATGTACTCTAACCCCATTGCGTTCTTCAAGAAAGGCGTTCTTGAATACGGCGAGTCCATTGAGGAAATCTTCGTCAACATTGCAAAGGTTCAGGAGTTCAACCCCGAGATTGCCGAGCAGGAAGTTTTCAAGCGTGTCGTGCCTGATGTGCGCGCCGCGTTCCACATCATGAACTATCAGAAGTTCTACAAGGCAACCGTTACGCAGGAGCAGCTTAAACAGGCGTTCCTGTCGTGGGATGGCGTGACTGATCTTATCGCCCGAATCGTCGATTCCATGTATACGGGCGCGAACTACGATGAGTTCCTTGTCATGAAGTACCTGCTTGCCCGTCACATTCTTGATGGCCGTGTGTACCCCGTCACTGTCCCGACCGTGAACGCTGAGAATGCGAAAGCGATTGTCACCACCGTCAAGGGCGTGTCTAATAAGCTTACGTTCATGAACAGCGAGTACAACCCCGCAGCAGTCCGCACGTTCACCGAAAAGACTGACCAGTACATGATTGTCAACTCTGTGTTTGACGCTACCATGGATGTGAATGTCCTTGCTTCTGCGTTCAACATGGATAAGGCCGAGTTCCTTGGCCATCGCGTTCTGATTGATGGTTTCGGCGACCTTGATGTCGCTCGACTTGGCGAGATCTTTGCTGGCGACCCGACGTATAATGAACCGTCTCAGGATGAGCTTACCGCGCTGAACGCAATCCCGGCAGTTATTGTTGACAAGGATTGGTTCATGGTTTTCGATATGCTTACGCAGTTTACGGAACAGTACAATGGTCAGGGACTTTACTGGAACTACTTCTATCACGTGTGGAAAACGTTCTCCGTGTCCCCGTTCGCTAACTCTGTCCTGTTTGTTCCTGGCACTCCGTCGGTTACTTCCGTCACCGTGTCCCCGACTACTGCGTCTGTTCCGAAGGGCGGCAGCGTGTCTCTGTCTGCCGTGGTTGTTACTGAATACTTCGCCCCGCAGACTGTTGTGTGGACGAGCAGCGCAGAGGACGTTAAAGTTTCGGCCGCTGGCGTTGTTACGGTTGATGCAGACTCAAAGTCTACTACCGCGACGATTACCGCGACTTCTGCTTTCGATAGTACGCAGAAAGCAACGTGTACTGTCACCGTTAAGTAACTCAGTTACAGACGAATGGCTACGGCGTTAAAATAGTAGTCGGGTGGGTTGGAGGGAAATTTATAAAAGGCAGGTGGTTTCATGTCGATGATTGTTCCGAATTCAGAGGTATTCATTCTAAAGAATGTCCCTCTTGAACCGTCATTCGACCACACCATTTGGTTTGATAGTGCAGACCAGCAAGCTACGGCATTTACTACGTATGCGCTTGCTTTCTATTTTGATAAAGTTTCATATCAGCGTTATCCTAGGCCATACATTACTTTGGACAAAACTGTCGATGAACTGCTCGGCTGCAATTACATGATGTTCCGTAATACAGGCTATGGTGAAAAATGGTTTTATGCGTTCATTGTGCAGGTTGAGTATATCAGCAATACGACTTCGCGCATTTATTATACTATTGACCCTATGCAGACGTATTTGTTCGACGTTAATGTTGAGCAGTGCTTTGTCGAGCGCGAACACGCTATGAGCGACGCGATTGGAGATAACCTTATACCGGAATCTTTTGAGCTCGGCGAATACGTGTATGATGCTGATTATTTTCCGAATCTTTTCTTAAAAAATAATTATGTAATTTGTATTCTAGCTACATGGAAAGCCGTTTATGAAGATAACAAGTGGGTCATTAAAGATGCTTCTACCGGCGGTGTCGGCGGCGTGGATAGTGGCATTTATACCGGCCTGACAAAGAATCTTTGCGAGTATGACCCAGCCAGCCCTAAAGCCTGTACTGAAAAAGCGAACGCTATTATTGAGGCCGCTACGAAGGCAAATAAAGCGGATGGTATTGTTAGTATTACGATGTACCCGAAGTTTTTCATGAATTGGTCAATTACTGGCGATTTGGCTACCGGCCTTGTCCCGCATACTGTTGATTCTATTCCAGCTTTCACTGGCACGTTTGACGGCTACAGGCCAAAAAACAATAAACTATATACTGCTCCATTTTGCGGGGTGTATGTAGATAATCTTCAAGGCAATGCGGCGAACTATGCTTATGAATACTTCTCGAATAGGAAGCCAACATTTAACATTGTAGGCGTAGTAAACGGCAATCTTGAATGCGCGTCTATACCCCTTAACTATAAAGGGCTTCCAACAAACTTTCAGGAATCTCTTATTATGGGCGGCTTCCCACAGTGCGCTTGGAATGTTGATACTTTCAAAGCGTGGATTGCGCAGAATAAATATGCGATTGCTGCTGGAGTTGCTAATACTGCTATTGATACCGTCAAGCAAGTGGCAGGAGCAGTTGCTGGCGTAGGCTTGGCTAGTGCCGCCACTAGTGCAGCGGCTCAGGCTGGGAATGTTTCGCAATTTGCTGGGGCTTATGCCAATCAGATGGCAGCTCAACAGAATTTGGCAGAAGTAAATACAGCCGCTTCTGGTGATGTTCTAAGTAAAACCATCAACCTTGTCGCGCAGGTAAAGACAGCTTCAACTCAGCCCAATCACGCTCGCGGCCAGCAGTCCTCTAGTGTGTTTTGCGCTATGGGCTATCAAGGCTTCCACTATATGCCCTACCGTATTCAAGGCCAGTTCGCCCGCATCATCGACGATTTCTTTTCCATGTTCGGTTACAAGACGAATCGTCTTAAAGTCCCAAACCGTAATGGCAGAAAAGCATGGAATTACGTCAAGACCTGTGGTTGCACTCTCACTGGCAGCGCTCCCGCAGACGCGACCGCCGCGCTTGTGCAGATTTATGACCGGGGCATTACTTTCTGGCGCTGCATTGACCTGTCTGCCGGAAACCCATTTACGCGCGTAGGAAACTACTCGCTTGATAATTCACTGTAAGTAGGTGATAAAACTTTGAGTAAACCATACCGAAATCCTAAAGGCTCTCATTCGCGGCAGTTTTGGGAAACGGCATACGACAACACAACCCGGTATCAGTTTTACTTCAACAAGCTAACGGAAATCTCGACCTCATTGTTCACGTGGGAAAATCTCCCGCCGAGCGTTGACCCGCGCTTTTTGGAGTTGTGTCTATTTTCTACTGGCTGTGCCGTTTTCTTCAAAGACGATGTTCTTTCGGAAGCTGCGCGTCTTGAAGGTAAAGAAGATTACGACAAGCAAGGCTATCTTGCTTTGCGCGTAATGGCGAATGGCCCGTTTGATGTGTATAATACCCCTATCAATCGCGTTGCGTATGCTTCAAGCGTTGGCAAGAATCAATGGAAGCTGGATAACACTAACTCTGTTCTCATCTGGAATAACCGCCTGAGACTTCCGTCCGCTTATGAGGCTTGGATTTACGCTCACCGCCTAGAAAACATTGACCGCGATGTTGATGTTAACGCAGCGGCGCAGAAAACTCCGGTCATTGTTACGTGCCCCGAATCTCAGCGCTTGACGTTTAAGAATCTTATGATGCAGTACGATGGTAATGTCCCGATTATCTTTGGCGACAAAGACTTGAACTTGAATAACATTCAGGTGCTTAATCCGGGCGTTCCTTACACGGCAGCTGAGCTTCAAGACCTTAAACGCGAAATCTGGAACGAAGCGCTCTCAATGCAGGGCGTACCGAACCTCACCATTTCCAAACGCGAGCGGCTTGTCACTGATGAAATCCAACAGGCAACTGCTGGCACGTCAGCTTGCCGAATGTCAAAGCTAGAAGCTCGTCAGCAAGCCGCCGAGCAAATCAATAAAATGTTCGGGCTTAACATTAAGGTTTCCGTTAATTCTCTTTATACGTCTGGCATTTCCGACGATGATGGAAACACCGTTAACGACTGGCTCGACCCGAATTATGATAGTGGCGGGGGTGAATCGAAAGAATGAGTTTGTATACGACGCAGGTAAGATTCATTTGTGAATCTCTGGTAGATGATACTACCAAAACCATTGACGAAATAATTGGCGTTTCCGCTCCTAAGATGTTCCCCATTGGTAGCACGGGTAGAGAAGATTCACCGTTTAAGCGCTGCGTCATTCCGTGGGAATTTGTTGATGAGCCTACCACCTATTATATTTGTAAGCGTATCCTTGCCCACTATTATACCCGTGAAATCGGGTGGGAGACGGCGGCGCTTTGGGTTTTCCACATGAATGAGCAGCTTGCCGAAATTGCGCCGTACTATACGCAGCTTGTAAAGTCCACTTTCAACAGCATTCGGGACTTTACGGCTGAGGACATTGAAGCGTTGTACGGCGACACTGACCTTGTTCGCACGTTCACAGGCGACTACAATGACAAGGCTCTTGGTGGCAGCACAAATAACAACACTATTACCGCCGATAATTACAACCTCGATAGCGACACACCACAGAATGGCCTTGTGTCTGTGAAACCCGCTGAGGACGCTGAGGGCATGGCATACCTGTCCTATGCTCGCCGCGCGTTGGTTGACCAGAAGAACGACAACACAGAATCGCATAATGAAACATCCGACCGAAAAGCTAATACCACAGAGACAGTCAAAGGTAAATCTGGCGGCAAGGCTAGAATTGAACTTATGAAAGATGTTGCTAGTTCGCTTATCAATATTGAGCGTAGAATGATTGGTGAACTTTCAACCGAATTTATGAACGTATGGTAAAGGAGTGAAGTTATGGACACAGTTAATATGTTGAATACCATGAGATTTTACTGTCAGCCCATTCTCCCGCTTGTGTATGACGAAAGCATGAGTTACTACGAAACCCTTTGTAAAGTAGTTGGCCAGCTTAATACGACAGGCGAGACAGTTAACAAACTCAATGAGGGCTTGACTAACGAAATCGCTGATAGACAGGCAGCAGACGCGGCGCTGGATGAACGCCTGAAAACGATTGAAAGCACAAACGCAAAAATTCATTTCCTTGCTTTTGCCGGTACGCCTCCGCATAAGGCTAAACCTGTTCTAGCCATGCCAACAAGAGACGAATTGCGTCAGTGGGTAACAGATAGGGGCATGATTGTTACCATATTGGAAACCGCCGATGAAGGGCGCAATATAGTATATGCTGCGTCATGCGCCTATAATGCCCCAAATTGGGAAAATGCATCATTTGATGGCTTTAATATTATCGTCCCTATCAGTACAACTTACGACAGCGAAGGAGACTACGCCGTTCGTCAGAAAATTGCAAAAATCACGATTCCGCCCGCTTCTGCGGCTTCTCTTGATGAGGATTGGGGTTTGCAGATTATCGAGATTAACACCCCGCACACTTCCGCCGAAGGTATGGTGAATTTTACCGCGACCGTTGTCGGAGAAACTGTAACGGCAAGCATTACACCGGCGGAATTTATCAAGCTGTTTGACGCAGCTAGTGCAACGGCCAAACTTTGTGTAGGCGTAAACGCTAGGCTGAATTATAACGCGCTTGAACTTAGCTCTAGCGTGGCAACTGTTTATGATAATTCTTCCGCTAAAAGAGAAGTCAGAATCACATTTGTTCAAGACCCTCACGCGGGACGCCGTGACTATGTTCCTAGCGAAATTTTTGACTTGGTAAACATTGTTGGCGATAAAGACACTAATACATGGAAAGTTGAAACATTCGGTACTGAACTGTTTGGTTTTCAGAGATATGAAGGTTTCCGGTTTACTAGAAAGGCCGGAGACATTATTGAAGCGGCCGAAGATTGCGACCCAGCAAGTGTAGCGCGGTATTATAATGACTTCCATGATAAGGACTATCAGAACTTGCCTGGTCACTTGATTGATGCAGTCGATAATGCAGATTACTGGAACGGAACATTTGATATGTACGGCGATAATCACATGACGTTTACTTTCGTCACGTCCAATTATTCTACGGCTTCCGATAAAATGCTTGTTCGCATTATCGAGCTTTCTGCTGATGCCAATGACTCGGCATGGAAGTATGGGGTGAAGGAATTAGACCCCATTACTGTAACTTCTACCAAAGTTACATCCTTGGGCTACGATGCGTCAGAAGGCGCGACAAAATGGAGTGTTATTTTTGACGAAAGTTTTGATTCCATTCTTGCGAACCTTGCGGCGAACAATCCGATGAAATTCAATATTATTTTGCCCGACAGCACTACCGGCTTGTCTGTTTCGTTTAATACTGGCTATGTATCTGTGCTTAATGACATTGAGTATGTATTTACAGGTACAATCGATAATTCCCCTGTCACACTGAGTATCACTAAGTTTCGCTCTGCCACTGTGTATTTGTTTGAGTCCTATCTCCCAAGTCCGAACCCCGACGACTCCGACAGCGGAAAGATTCTGTCCGTTAATGGCCATAAATGGGAAATGCAAAAGCCTTCGACCGTTTCTCTTGAAGACGGCGCTGTGACTACACAGAAACTTGCGGATGGCGCTGTGACTGTCGATAAGCTGGCAAATGGTAGTGTCACAGGGTCAAAGCTGACTAATGAGTCTGTTGCTACAGATAAGCTAGTTGAAAAAAGCGTTACCACAGAAAAGATAAATGACTATGCAGTTACTACCGAAAAACTGGCGTTAGAAGCCGTTACTGAAGAAGTGCTGGCAGACGACTCTGTGACCTTTAACAAAATTAAGGCTGGAAGTATGGTTGTAGACTCTGTCGCAAAATGGAATCCCGTTATTACTAGTCAGCATTCAGACAGACTAACGCTGAATAAAATTGAGCTTAGATACAACAGAGGGACGGGAACCGTTAATTTCGGGCTTGAACTAGTTGGTCTTGAACCTACAGATGTGGGCAATATTATGACGATAGACATGAAGCTAGATACAGTTTTTGGGTCGTTAAAGCCAGCGAATGAATATTACTATACTGTTGTACAGATGATGATTACGGGCAGCGCCTTTGCCAACGAGACGGGCACCGGGTCTGCGTGCCTTAACACTGCTGGCAATCTGATTATTGCGTTCCCAGAAAATGCCCTCACAGGTGTTACGACTTTTACTGCCATTAACGGGTCATTTGCCTTAAACGTGCTTGACCAAACGTAAACTGATATGAAAGATGAGGAATTCGCATGACTACTACTGACCTCCGAGAAATTCTCGTTGCAACTGCCCGTGCCTATATGGGCGCAAATAGTTACAACGGACAGAAGCAGGAAATCATCGACATTTACAACAAAAACCAGCCCAGACCCAGAGGATACAAAGTGCAGTACAGTGACGCTTGGTGCGCTACATTCGTCAGCGCTATGGGGTACATTGCGGGTTTTTCCCGCATTGTATTCCCAGAATGTTCTTGCCCCGAAATGATTACCAAATATATGTTTGCCAACTGCTGGGAAGAACGAGACGATTACGTGCCAAAGCCAGGTGACATTATCTTCTACGACTGGGATGATAATGGCCACGGAGACTGTACCGGAGTCCCAGACCATGTTGGTATTGTAGAAACCTGCAATGGCTATAATATTACAGTTATTGAGGGCAATAAGGGCGACACTGTTGGCAGACGTAATTTGCTTGTCAACTCCCGCTACGTGCGCGGGTACGGTGTACCAAATTATTCGTTGCTTACTGATGATAAAGACGAACCTGAAACTAAACCTGAAAGTGAGGAAGATGAAATGGTTTATCACAATCTGAATGAAGTTCCCGATTGGGGGAAAGATGCTATCAAGGCTCTCTGCGATTGCGGTGCTCTTGGCGGTGTCGGTAATGGCGACCTTAACCTGAATGAAACTCTGCTTAGAGCGCTTGTTGTAATGAAGCGCTATATGGATAGGAAGTAAACCAAAATGGAAAGCAAGTATTATGATGGAACAAAGCTACTAAGTCTGCTAGACATTGACGGGAACAAGCCCGAAATCTATATCTGCACAAGCAACAGAAGCGCGGGCAAAACCACATGGTTTAATCGCTATGTTGTGCGTAGGTATCTTAGAGGCAAGGGAAAGTTCTGCCTGATTTATCGCTACAAGTATGAATTGCAGGATTGTGCGGACAAGTTCTTCAAGGAAATTGGTGCGCTATTCTTTCCGGGGTATACGCTCACGCAGCAAATGTCTGAAAGCAAAGCCTTTGTCCATTTGATGCTTGCAAAAGACGGCGGTGAAGCTGAGTGTTGCGGTTATGCCGTGGCACTCAACTCCGCCGAACAGGTAAAGAAATATTCGCACTACCTGAACGACACGACTGTTCTGTTGTTCGATGAGTTCCAGAGCGAAACCGGCGTGTACTGCCCTAATGAAATGAATAAGTTCATTTCAATTCACAAGTCCATTGCGAGAGGCGGCGGCGAACAGAGTAGATACGTGCCTGTTATTATGATTAGTAACCCTGTTACTGTCCTTAACCCGTACTACTCCGCTATGGGAATCAGCAGCAGATTGAATGATAAGGTGAAGTTCATGCGCGGGCATGGGTTCGTACTGGAACAGGGTTACAATGAAAGCGCTGCAAAAGCACAGGCAGAAAGCGGATTCTCTAAGGCGTTCAGCAATACCGCATATATCGGGTTCTCTGATAGTGGCAAATACCTTAGCGATAATCAGGCGTTTGTCGAAGAAATGACTGGTAAAAATGTTTACCTATGCACGATTAAATATCATGGTAATGAATACGGCGTGAGGGAATACCCGGAAGCAAATAAGTTTGGCAGTATGCTTTACTGTTCGCCCTCGGTTGACCATACACACCCCATGAAAATCACAGTCAACACAGACGACCACGATGTTGACTATATTCTCGGTGGCGGTTATGATAGCCTAATTGCCCTGCTGAGACACCAGTTTGAAATGGGCAGATTCAGATTCAAGAATCTTGAAAGCAAAGAAGCCCTTGTGAAAACTATCTCATGTTAAGGTATCTGCACCGCGTCCCTGTTGTGCCACGGCAAGGGGCTACTGGGTGAAACCAGCTTGCCGATGGTTATCGGTATTAGCGACCGCGCAGCAGCAAGCGGTGTTTTAGATATAGTTATACCCCCTATCTATATGGTAGGGGGTGTAATTTTTTATTCTATTATCCCCATTGCTCAGCCATAGCTTTTGCAATACCGGGGAATGTTTTGCTCCTGGCTTTTGCTGTTCGTGGGTCATTCCAGCGCAAAATTTTTCCATTTTCATCTCTGGCATAATTCGCAGATGCCCCTACGCTATATCCGCCCAGCAGTATTTCTCCAGGATTTACAACATTCGTTGGAATGAGAGGCGGGAGATTTTTAAGCCATAGACAAGTTGTTTTTCTTGCGGGATGCCCAAACTGATACGGCTGTACGATGCAATCTGGTTTGCGGTAATGCGTTGACATATAACCAACCGGATTCTCGACGCAAACACAAGGAATGTCCGCCTCGATAAAAGCCATAAAGAATTCAGCTGCTTCTTTTCTTGCTTTTAATCGTTCAATCGCTCGGTCCCCATATCGTTCGACGTTGAACCAGCGGTTTCCAGATACGGTAAGGTAGGTGCAGGGCGGGTGCGCAATCAATAGATCCCAGCTGCCAACATCGTGAGTTAGCCCATCCATCGTAATCACGCTCCCGCCTTTAACGGCTTCGAGAGCGTTGCCAAGAATGTGCCATTCGTGTCGCCCTCCTGACGGCTCTTGAATATCGCAAGAATACGCCTCGTGGCCTCTTTCCCTGAACGCGGAACAAACCACCTGGCTCTCCTCACAAGCAACTAAAACTTTCATAAATTTAACCCTCCTTAAATTGAAATGTTGTATCTACAAGGACAATTCCGCCGGGTATTCTCTTTGGGCGCAGCTTCCCCGGAACGCACAAACCGACTTTGAAGTCCTCTATACACCTATGCTCTGATAGGAATTCACGTTCCATATCATTATCAGGTTCGACACCTTCATCTTCGCCGCATGATTGCAAGAATAGCTTCTTGCTACGCTGTGGCATACCTGCGCATTTCAAGTCATAATGCGGCTGCACTTCTTCGTGGTTCTCTTTAATCACGTGCTCGACGTAGGTTTTCTGCCGCTGGAACAGGCCGTAATCCCATTCACCTTCACATTTCCAGCAGCCGTATGTGCGCGGATGCTCTGTGATTCCTTTTGCTTCTTCCGGGCTACAATTCAAGTGTATGCTGTCGGTGTCAGCATAACAGAAGTGTTCGTAGTTAGCTTGTGCGGCGCGGATAGTGTAGCAGCGGGCATAACTTGTAATTGCTGCGCCGATGGCTATGTAACCCGGCGTTTTATCCTGCGCGTAGTTCGGATAAAAACCGATAGATGTATCATCCTTTACATACGCCACTTTGAAACTGCTATCCGGTGACGCAGCGGTTTTGCCATATAGATTGTTTGAGAATAGCTTAGCGAGATACCGAACACCACCTGTGCTGTTTTCCTTAATCTCTCTATATTTGTTAAGATACTTGTCAAATATGCCTTTCCTTGTCTGGAAATAACACCCGTCAAGAATCTCTAAATCAAACACGTCATAGTGCTCGTGGAATAACTCATAGTCAGAACAAGTCATTGTAAGCGTCACGAATGGCTTTACTTTCTCGCCGTCGCAGTTTATGACAGTATCATAATATATACCTGTGCGCGGATTATACACGTCGGATGTTTTCAGCCATTCCGTGCCTTTATACAATGGGTTGCCTTTGATTTGCACTGTGGGCAAATAACCTTGCCGCAGTTTGAACCGGCATTTGAAGCGGATGAAATAATACCACGGCTTATACCTACCGCCATCCCGCTTTTTCTCACCTAATGTGCAGCACTCCGGTATGTAATTGCCGCGCCAAAAGCAAGGCAAATATTCGGGGTATTCATTACCTGACATACTGTGCATAACATACGGATAAAGGGAATTCACGTCAAATGTGCAGCCTTTGGCCTGCGGTTTCCCAGCAAACTTTGGGTTTACATAGCACCATCCACCTTTATATGCCCGCTGGATATACCGGCCAATGCACGGAGAGCCAAATATTTCTTCATCAATATGGCGCTGCCACAAATTAGGGTATTCATCTTTGTAAATGGAATCGCCGCCAAGAGTTTTCTTCCACTCGTCAAAGCAACACGAACCAATCGTAAGCCGGGTGTGGCCTTCGGCGAATGTCGTTTCTAGGCACTCTTTCAGCACAAGCACATCATTTGCGATATAGTCATATTCTTCCGGGCTTATGAAACCACCCGCATGACGTTCGCCTTTATACTCCATTTCTAGCTTTTGATGTTTTGTGTTAAAAGATTTTCCTAGAGCCTTTAGAGACAGCGGAAGCAGCTTTAGGCTATCACGAATTTCAATAATTTTTCCGTTAGCGCCCTTAATTACAATGCTATACCACACGCCTTGCTTGTCCGCGATCATATACTTAATGCTTTTGGCAGGCATTTCCTTGTCGTTCTCCCAGACTGTTCCCTCGAATTGATTTTCGCCAGTGTGCGTATAAGCCTGTTTCCATTTAAGCTGTGAAATAAAGTAATCTAGGATAAACGCCCCGTCGAATTTCAGGTTATGGAAGTATAGGATTTGGCGCCGGGCATCATGTGAAAACATATCGTCGAAGAATTCACTGATTGACTTACAAACAGTTACTTGCTCTGACTTTCCGCCTATTTCTACATAGGCAGCAGACCAAACTTCTGTATATTCCTGCCCCGCGAATACGCTTGTTTCAAAATCACAGGCATAGCGGGGAACAATAGCCCGTGGCTCAATCTGCTGTTTTTTCTTTTTAGTCATCGTAAAATTCGCCCCAATCAATGCTATCATAGTCATTTGCATAGCGATAAATTTGTTCGTCTGACAAACGCATATCTTCGGGCAGCCATGCTTGCATTTTACCGATGTAGGCAAGAGCGTTGTGTTTGCGGTATTTCACGGAATAGTCGGGCAGACCATCTTCTTCAAGGCCGCGCGTAATCATTTCTGCGACTTGTCTTACACTTCGCATATCAAGTAACGAATTGAACCACGCTAAGAGCAAATACGCCCCTTGCGATTCATACTTCTTGCCGGGGGTGATAAATTCTTTAAGGAATTGGCGGTAATTTTCGATAGTCAACTCAGCTTCCGAAATGCTATCAATTTCACGGATGTATTCATGCGTAAAGCCCTTTAGTTCTTCGGCAGTATAGTCCTTGATATGCTCATAAGCATAACGCGCGTGCTTCGAAATAGCATAACCTTTTTTCTCTGAATATCTAATTCTCGCCTTAAAGTTTTTAGCTTGCTTTTGCCATTCGGTTAAGGGTTTTCTTTTACGGGGCATAATTATTCACCGTCCTTTTCTTTAGAGAGCCATTTCAGCCAACAGGCGCGGCAGGTTGTTATACAAGAACCGTCATACACGCCATCATCTCTAAGCATACATACGTCGTCTACGCGCAAATCAACCGGACAAGCAGTTATTGCCAACAAATCAAGGTTTTCTTCGTTTAGATCGAAAATCATACTAGCGTAAATCCTTTCTTTGATTCTACTATACCAAAAATGGCATAATATTCGTTTTTGCTGATTTCGCCTTTTACCTTACGCGAAATAATATCTCCATTCGTGCAATCAATAGCGCGAGCCATAAGATTGCCAATACCATAACAATATTTATAGCACTCCTGAATGATTTCATAAGCGCGTTTACTGCCTAACGATTTTTCAAGGCCAATCGAAAAATATACATTCGATTTACTGCGCATCGCTCTTTGTACCGAACGCCATCCCGCGTCCAAATAGCCCATAAGGAATTTATCATAATATATAGACAACCTTAAAATGTTGTCGTCCTCTGACATAACTGCGCTAATCTCTACGTGTTCGCCGAGTTTATCGCGCGGAAAGGGCTGAATGTTAAGATTTTTACGAAAAATATAAATCGCGTCCTTATAATCACTTGCATCAAAGTTTGACAAGCACCGTGGCGGAACGTCTGGAAATGGGCACTCAAAACATGATTTTGCGTATTTGCAAGGCGACAAAGCCATCACCAACCAATCAACATGGGAACGAAAACACAAATAGCCACAAGCAGCGCACCAATAGCGGAACAAATAAGATATTCAAGGAACGTTTTCATGGTTATACACTCCAATCTTGAAATAAAAGCGGGCGAATGTGGTTTACACGCGCCCGCTAGTTTGATTACTTCTTGTAGGTTTTCTTTTTGGGGGTATCAGCAGGCTGTGGCTTGCTTCCACAGAATTCGACATTCGATGCCTGTAGCGTCCACGCCGAATGCTTTTCTCCGTCGTCGTCCTCCCAAACATCGCAACGCATTTCGCCACTCAGAAGAATTTCCTGGCCTTTCTTAAAATACTCATTCACGAATTCAGCCGTAGAGCGCCACGCGGTGCAGCGGAAAAAGTCCGTTTCATCCCGGTTGAACGTCCGGTCAACAGCTACGGTGAAATTTGCGACAGGAACGCCATTCGCGGTTTTGCGCATTTCAGGGTCAGCAGTGAGACGGCCCTTAATAACGATATTATTCATAATCTTTTTTCCTTTCCGCCCGTATAGCCGATAGCGCAGCTATGAAATCCGCCCGTATAGCCGATAGCGCAGCTATGAAATCCGCCCGTATAGCCGATAGCGCAGCTATGAAATTTTCTAATCAGGCGATTTCGGCTGCAAGGCGCACGAACGTGTCAACCGGCATGGAGTACGTGCGTTCCACATCGCTGATAACGTCATACTCGCCAAGAAATTTAACGTTATACGTGCCGCAACGCTTCTTGAGCTCCGCACGGATAGCGGCAGCGCCCACGTCAACAATGTTTTCCGTGCGTGTTTCAAAGCCGTTTTCGGTCTTGACAGGGAACTCGACGGTCAGCGTGCGAATGGTTCTAGTGATGTTTTTCATAACTTTTTTCTTTTCTGCGTCTAGTCGGGCGACGCGGGCCTCTTTTAATATTGAGCATTTCCATCATCAGGCAGCGGCGCTCATCCCGCTACGACGCTCCAAAATAGGAGCGTTTCGGATTTAAGATTCAAAAGAGATAATAATCAATGTACACATAACGAGAAGTGTCATAACGCGGACGAACATAAACGTAGCCCGAGCCGAACCGGCCGCTATATGGCTCGAAATGGCCGTGCCCTCTGCGCGATTCATAACCGGCACGCGTGGCCGTATGATGAAAAGTGCAACCAGAACCAATAACGTCTTGCAAGTTAATTAACATTTTTTCAACTCCTCCACAAAACATCAACGTCGAACGTGTCGGGGCTGTCGGACACACGAACGACCATTTCAGACGGAAAACCGAAAGCGGCGCAATCCCATTGAAATTGACTTGATTCAAGCAACGCTTTGCGCGTGGCATATTCGCTGTACGTGTATGCGCCGTTCCCGTTCTCGCGCAGCAATTCGTGATCAATGTCCGTTTTCTCGAGCGTGAACGCGCGGCGACGTTCGTCCGTAAGCTTGCCGTATTTCATATAAATTATCCCCCTTAATTAAAATACCGTATCAACGACGGTCAAAATAGTTACCCACAAATCAATGTATTGCGTGCTCCAGCCGGAATAATCTCCCTTGTCGAATTCGGCTTTACCAGTGATGACATACCCTACTTGCTTTACGCTCCCATCAGGCATATCGACAAACATTTCGGCCTTGTTTTTAATGGCGTTGTCGGAAACGCTTACAATCCCGTGCTCGTTAACGCGCTCACGATAAACCGACAGAGCGCGCCCCACGGTGTCCGCGTTTATACACATCTCCGCGATACTGTCCTTGTCAATAAACCATTTTTTGCAGTTATAATCTTTCATCGTGGCTTTAGTCTTGATAATATAATTCATATTACATTGGCCTCTATCTTTTAGTTTAGCGCCGCTCTGCATTCATCCGGGCTGCATTAACGCCTGGCGGCGTTCAGCCGAAATCAAGAATGCCGCCATCTGTGAGTTTATACCAATAACCGACGGCCATTTTATCCCATTCGGGCTTATTGAGAACGTAGCCGCATACCTGATAGGCAAATTCCCGGACGTGGCGGCCTGTCGTCGCTGAATAAGACGACCACAAGCGGGAAATATAAATATTGCCATTTTCGGCTACTTCAACCGCAAGCGCGGGTGTGCTGTAACTGCGCAAAATATAATGCGTGTCAGCGCCGGCGTCCACAGACACCACTGCTTTACCATAAAAGGATCTCTGTCTTGTAAGGATGGGCTTCAATTCGTACATTGTTAAATCCTCTCTTTCTGTATTCTAAGAAGCTGTTTGCTTCCCGCTATGTGATTATATAGTACCATAAAGGCCGCAAAATGTCAAGACTTTTTTTTAGAAAAATCAATATGAAAATGCGTAAAGAAACGGTGTCAATTTATGCCGACGCAACTATGTGTGAATTATTTAACAATCCACGCGCCCGCCAGGCCAAATGGGGGAAACTGGAAGCCAGGGGGTGCTATCCCTACTATAC